TTGATCTGAGGATTTTCTATAATTTTTTTCTTGGTCAAACTGACCCATATGCCATCATAAAATCCATTACGCATGCATTCTGTGCCAAACTTTTGTAGAGCTAATCTGGGAGTTACTGTGCTGCCCACTTCTTTGCTCCAATAAGCATCGGGCTGTTCTCTCCAAGCTCTGCTTTCATCTGTTTTACCATCCAGCAATTGTCTATCCCAATCGAACATTTGAGCCACAGCATCTTTGAGTTTGTCAGCAAAAGATATTTTTTGAAAATTGTGTTGTTCAACCAAGCAATCAGCAATGGTATCTTTTCCACTGCCTATTAATCCGCAAATTCCGATAATCATATTAAAGCACTATTGTACTTTAAGTTTATGCCAATGTCAATGAAATATTAACCGATTGTGAAACTGTAACCTTTGCCACCAGCAATCTGTGTTGCCAATTCTTGGTCTAATTTGTCCATTTCTGCTTGTGCTTCGGCTTTTAATGTGTCACCATTCAGTGTGGTTCCACCTTGTGGTCCTGCCACAGTGTTGAATTTAGATCTGGCTTCACCCAGCATGTATTTGCATTGTGCCAATGTCCAACTTTTGATCCATTCTTTGGATTTGTAATCTAAAAATAATTGACTGTCAGGTCTATAATTGTAAGCAAACAACATCAATGTTTCATTTGATCTGGGTCTTTGTAATAATGTTAAAACTTTAGTCACAGGATTCCATTTGAATTCTATAAAAGCACCAAACATTCTACCCACCATTTCCTGATATTGAGCAAACATATCATAAGTGGCCAACCCACCCATGTTAGAACTTGCCAAAAGATAAGTGTTGGTGTAAGCTAGATTGAAAGGTTCAAACACTGTGCCGCCATCTCCACCACCGCTTCGAGATCCAACAGATCTTCTAAAAATTTGACGCACTTCAATGACTTCATTGGGCAATGTGTAACTGTTTTCATCTGGAATAATAGGCAAAAACAAGTAACTTTCTTCCACTGAATTATCTGATCTTTGACGATATCTACCCAAAGCACGACTTAACGCCACTTCATAGTGTGCAGGGTCTAATTCAACCTCTACCATACCACCGCCCAGCATGGTTTTTACGAAGTCAAATATCTCTTGTTTTTGTGTTTGTAATTCGCTCATTAAAGGGTTCCTATAACATATTTAGCACTAGACACAGCATGAATAAATATACGCATGCCCAGACTCAGTTTATATAAGCCCGAAAAAGGTGATGATTATACATTTTTAGACCGTAATATAGCAGAAATGTTCACGGTGGGAGGCACCGATGTTTTTGTACACAAATACCTTGGACCTGTAAATCCCGATGAAGAAAATGCCACAGCCACTCAGCCTAGATATGATGCTGTGAAAGAAACTAATATTCAAGACCTGTTATTTTTAGAAAATAGAGATAGAAAATACGATCCCAACATTTATCAAATCAGAGGGATTTACAATGTGAATGACATTGACTTTGACATGAGTCAATTTGGATTATTTTTACAAAATGACACAATATTTTTAACAGTTCATATCAATGCTTCGGTTAAAACCATTGGTAGAAAATTGATGGCTGGAGATGTGATAGAATTGCCTCATTTAAAAGATCAATTCGCACTGAATGATTACAAAGTAGCATTGAAAAGATTTTATGTGATACAAGATATAAACAGAGCAGCAGAAGGTTTTTCACCCACTTGGTATCCTCATTTATATAGATTAAAACTTAAACAAATAGTAGACAGTCAAGAATTCAAAGAAATATTAGATTTACCTGCTGAAGAAGGCAGTGAAAATACTCTTAGAGACGTATTAAGCATTTATGAAAAAGAGATGCAAATCAACAATGCTGTGATAGCACAAGCAGAAGCAGACACAGGTAAGAGTGGTTATAACACCAAACATTTGTACACATTACAAGTGGACGATAAAGGTAAACCCGAATTAGTTACCACAGATATTAACACATTGGATGCCAGCACTGCTAATGAAATGGCAGATAGAATCAATCAGACACCAGATAGAAATGGTTATGATGGGTATCTATTAGGTGATGGTTTTGCTCCCAATGGCGAAGTGTTTGGTCACGGAATAGGATTTCCTTTAGGTGCTGCCAAAGGTGATTATTTTTTAAGAACAGATTTTTTACCCAATAGATTGTTTAGATATGATGGCACACGTTGGGTTAAAATGGAAGACGCTGTGCGTATGACTTTGAACAACTCTAATACTAGAAATACACAAAAAATGGGATTTGTAAACAACACAAACACTACCACAGTGGCTGGACAAACCATTGAACAAAGACAGAGTTTATCACAAGCACTTAAACCTAAAGCGGACAATTAATCATGAGTCAATTTTTTTACGACGGACAAATACGTAGATACATCACTCAAATTGTGAGATTGATGAGTAACTTTGCCTACAAAGATGGCAAAGGTGAATTAAAAACCATACCAGTAATGTATGGAGATCTAACCAGACAAGTGGCCCATATTATTAGAGACAACAGTGAAAATAAAATACCCAGTGCTCCACGCATGGCTGTGTACATAACTTCTTTGGAAATGGACAGAAGTCGCACAGCTGATGCTACATTTGTGAGTAAAATTCATGTGAGAGAAAGAGCATTTGATGAGAATAATGAAGAATATCTAAATGTTCAAGGAGCCAACTACACTGTGGAAAGATTAATGCCTACTCCTTATACTTTGGGAGTTAGTGTGGACATCTGGTCTACAAATACAGATCAAAAATTACAAATATTAGAACAAATATTAATGTTGTTTAATCCCAGTCTTGAACTTCAAACCACTGACAATTATATAGATTGGACCAGTTTAACTGTGTTGGATCTTAATGGAATAACATTTAGTTCGAGAGGTATTCCTACAGGAACTGAAAGTGAAATAGATATTGCCACATTACAATTTACCACTCCAATTTTTATTAGTGCTCCAACCAAAGTAAAAAAATTAGGAGTAATTACAAAAATTATCACAAGTATTTTTAATGAAAAAACAGGCAATATTGATTTAGGAATGAGCATGCCTGAGATGAAAGCATATTCAGACGAACCCACTGATACTGCCAGAGCAGATATCAATACCACTGCTGATGGCAGTGTAAATACCAGCAAAGTGGTAAGAACTGATGCTGATTCAGTGATTGGAACCACAATCAGTGATTGGGATATTATTGTGTTAGGAAATGTTGCACAAATTATCGACAAAGGCGTAGTAGGAACAACCAATTGGAGAAAAGTATTAGATGCATATCCAGGAATTTATCAAGCAGGTATCAGTAGAATACTTTTAGAACGTTCTGATATGGATAGCACTATATCAGGAACCATTGCTTTGAACAGCTTGAATGAAAATCAATTAATTATTATTTGGGATATAGATACCATCCCAACCAACACGCTGATCAATGGAGTAACCAACAGAGGCACAGTGGACTATATCGTAGATCCAACCACATACAATCCTACCAGCATAAAAAATTCAGGAGTAAGATTATTATTATTGAATGACATTGGATCTATATCCAATACTGATGGAGCCGATGCTTGGAAAAACATAGACACTTCTGATCTTGTGGCAGGAGCCAACGATATTATTGAATGGGATGGATCACGTTGGAATATAATATTTGATGCTAGTGCCAATTCTAACACTGAAGATTCTGCAATTGAATTAACTTATACTACCAATCTTAACACAGGTGTTCAATACAAATGGGACGGCGCAGCATGGTTATTGAGCTTTGAAGGCGAATATCGCAAAGGAACCTGGAACCTAAGTCTATAGCATAATTATTTGTATGACCAATAAGAAAATCATTGGCTGCGGAGCCTTGTTCTATAATTTGGATACCCAAAGATTTTTGTTCTTACACAGAACTCAAAGTAAACAATCTAATGTGTGGGGATTAGTAGGTGGTAAAAACACTGATGAAGAAACACCGTGGGAATCTTTAAAAAGAGAAATCAGTGAAGAAATTGGTTCTGTAAATATTATTAAAACCATACCATTAGAAACTTTTGTGAGTAATGATGAAAATTTTTTATATCATACATATCTGTGTGTGGTAAAAAATGAGTTCATTCCTAAATTAAATGAAGAGCACGATGGATATGCTTGGGTAGTGTTTGGAAAATGGCCAAAGCCTTTGCATCAAGGATTAAGAAACACACTTCAAAACAAAACTAATCAAATGAAACTGGAAACAGTTTTCAAGATGTTAAAATTTCTATAATGATCAAAATAATCGGCGATATAATGCTGGATCGTTGGATCGTAGGCACTGCTGATCGCATGTCACCTGAAGCACCTATTCCTATTTTATTAGAACAAAATCAAAAAGTTTCTCCAGGTGGTGCTGATAATTTAGCAGTGAATGTGGCTGCCATTTACAATGATGTGCAATTGTATGGAGCAGTGGGCAAAGATACAGATGGATACGGGTTGGTTAATTTATTAAAAAACAGCAATGTGTTTCTATCCATAGCAGAAGATGCTCCTATTACCACTACAAAAATAAGATTAGTTGAACAAAGGGGTCAGCACATACTGCGTTGGGATAGAGAAAAACAATATACCAAAGACAGTTGTTTATCTCAACTGTTACTTTCTCTCACAGAAAAAAGCATGGTATTAATCAGTGATTATGCCAAAGGAGTTATTAAATCACACACAGTAAAAAGTATTTTAGAAAAAACTCAGTGGGTACTAGTAGATCCTAAACAAAGTGCTGACTATTATGATGGAGCATTTTTAGTAAAACCCAATATGAAAGAATATGAGTCTTGGAATGGTGCGTTTGATGTAGATTCAGCTGCAAAATTTGCTCAAACACACCGTTGGTCATGGCTGGTGATCACTGATGGAGCCAAAGGTATTCATATTGTTTCCAAAGAAGGATCATACTCACATGTGAAAGAACCTGTGAGAGAAGTGGCAGATGTCACAGGAGCAGGAGACACTGTGTTGGCCGTGATAGCATATGGTATCAAGCGAGGCATGACGGTGCCACGTGCTTGTGAATTGGCTTGTTATGCTGCGGCAAGAAATGTGGAAAAATTTGGTGTTGTGCCTGTCACCAAAGAAGATTTAAACAAAGGAGTAGTATGGACCAATGGAGTGTTTGATATACTGCACACAGGACATTTGGAATTGTTAAAGTTTGCTAGAAATCAAGGTAAAAAATTAATAGTGGGTATAAATGATGATACCAGTGTGCATAGATTAAAAGGTGAGGGCAGACCAGTAAATGATTATGCCATAAGAAAACGTCAATTGGAAATGTTGCCTTGGGTGGACGAAGTGGTAATATTTGCTGAAGATACTCCACAAAGAATCATAGAAGAAATTAAACCAGACATCATTGTTAAAGGTGGGGATTACACAGTGGCCACCACAGTGGGCAATGAATTGGCACAAGTGATTATATTTCCCACAGTGGAAGGATTTTCCACCACAAAAATTATAGATAGATTGCAATCATGAGAATATTAAT